CAAATTTCTTTTGAACTTCAAAGAAGTTTAATTAAACATTTCGATTTAGAAGTTACTAGAGATAATGCTAAGGATAAAGTTATAGAACTTACCAATGGTTCTACAATCCGTATGGGTTCTGTCAATCAGGTTGACTCTGTAGTTGGTAGAAGTTACGATTTAATTATCTTTGATGAGGCCGCACTTGTGGATGGTAGAGATGCCTTCAATGTAGCACTAAGACCTACACTAGATAAAGAAAATTCTAAAGCAATCTTTATATCTACTCCAAGGGGTAGGAATAATTGGTTTGCAGAGTTCTGGCATAGAGGATTCAGTGATGAGTTTCCAGAATGGTGTTCTGTAAAAGCTACCTATCATGAAAATCCACGAATATCTGATACAGACATCGAGGAAGCTAGGAAAACTATGTCTGAGTCTGAATTTAATCAGGAATACATGGCAGACTTCAATGTCTTTGAAGGCCAGGTATGGGCATTTAATCATGAAGAATGTGTTGCAGACTTATCAGAAATAGATTTAAGTGGAATGGATGTATTCGCAGGAATGGACGTAGGTTATAGAGACCCCACAGCTTTCTGCGTTATGGCATACGATTGGGACGCAGAGAAGTATTATCTACTAGATGAATACTTTGACTCAGAAAGAACTACTGAGCAACACGCCATAGAAATAGGTAAGCTTGTTGATAAGTGGAACATAGACTATATTTATATTGATTCAGCAGCTCAGCAAACAAGATTCGACTTTGCACAAAATTACGATATTACTACTATTAACGCCAAGAAATCTGTACTTGATGGTATTGGACATGTAGGAGGTATTATTGATAATGATAAACTAACAGTGCACCAGAGATGCGAAGAGTCTTTGATAAGTCTAGACCAGTATCAGTGGGATCCAAATCCTAATTTATTAAGAGAAAAACCCAAACATAATTACGCGTGTCACATGGCAGACGCCTTGCGCTACGCTCTATATTCGTTCGAGACAAGTGTTACATCATTCTAATATACCCCACCAAAAAATAGTTCTTGACATATGCTCGAATATTTGGTACAATTCTAATATAGAAGTAGGTTTATGACTTTAAAAAGAGATTTAGTAAAGTATGTTCGGGACAAAGCCAAGTCTAAATATAATAAAGGAACGGAATGTTATATTTGCGGCAGTCAAGAGAACTTAGACTTTCATCACTTTTATGGTCTAACCGAGTTATTAGAAGTATGGTTAAAGAAAAATAAGATAACCATAACTTCAGAAGACGAAATTTTAGGTGTTCGAGAGCAATTTATCGAAGAAGAACACGAGAAACTTTATGACCATGCTGTTACACTATGTCATAGCCACCATTTACGATTACATGGTATCTATGGGAAACGCCCAACACTAATAACAGCAAAGAAACAACAACATTGGGTAGAGATACAGAGAAACAAACATGGCATGGTATGATTTTATAACAGGTAACAATAAAGACGTTGAGGAAAAACTCAATCCGTCTCAATTTGTCATCTCAAGAGATCAAGGTCTAGAAGTACTTTCTAGAGAGAACATTACCAATTACCGTAATGCTTACGAACAATTAGAAGTAGTAAACCGAGCAGTCAACATGATAGTGGATGACGCTGCGGAAATACCTTTTGATGTAGGTGAGCAAGTAACAGGATTAGATAGTGCATATAAAGGAATAAGACGGTCAAAAGTCAATGTTCTACTAAATGTACAACCAAACCCATTTCAAGATGTAAGTGCTTTTAAAAGAAACTTAATAATTGATTTAATGATAGATGGTAATATCTTTATATATTTTGATGGTGCTCATCTGTACCATCTTCCAGCAGACCACATGGTTATTCATACTGATGATAATACTTATGTAGAAAAATATACATATGACCACAGTATAGACTATAGTCCAAGTGAGATTATCCACATAAAAGAAAACAGTTTTAACTCTATTTATAGAGGAGTACCTAGACTTAAACCTGCATTTAGAACAATGCAATTATTGTCTAGCATGAGAAACTTCCAGGATAACTTCTTCAAAAATGGAGCAGTACCAGGACTAGTACTAAAATCGCCAAACACTCTTTCTGAGAAAATCAAAGAAAGAATGTTATCAGCTTGGGTTGCAAGATACAATCCACAGTCTGGAGGCAGACGTCCACTATTTTTAGATGGTGGATTAGAAGTTGAGAATCTAACTGAAGTAAACTTCAAAGATTTAGACTTCCAAGATGGTATTAAAGCTAATGAGAAAATTATCTTAGAAGCTATAGGAATACCACCAATTTTAATGGATGGCGGGAATAATGCGAACATTCGCCCTAATCACCGTCTTTATTATTTAGAAACCATACTGCCTATTACTAATAAAATAGCATATGCTTTCGAGAGATTCTTCGGCTTTAAACTGGACGAAGAAGTGTCAGGAATTCCTGCACTTCAACCAGAGTTAAAAGACCAAGCGGCGTATTACGCTACACTTGTGAACACTGGTATATTAACACCGAACGAAGCAAGGGAGGCCTTACGACTTGAGAAGATCAACGGATTCGATACACCGAGAGTTCCTGCAAATATTGCAGGCTCCGCAAGCAATCCAGCAGAAGGCGGGAGACCGCCCGAAGACACAGAGGACTAAATATGACAAAAGATATGATGGTAAAAGCTCTTTCAGACTTCTGCGCCAGCAAAGGCGTTGAAACTATGAGCTTGCCCGAATACAAATCACATGGAAGTGATGTTCCAGTTAAAGACTTTATGCTTAGAAGAGCATGGGGTTCTTGGGCTAGAGTTATTTCTATGATGAACAAACGTTATCCTGTCCAAGTAGTAGCACCAAAGGTAAAGGAAGTAACAGCACCTAAACCTAAAGCTGCTAAGAAAGGAGAGAAATAATGTCGGATAAAATTTTTCATTG